CCAACTAGACAACTTCAAGGATCATACAAACAGAATTAGTGGAACCAATCTGGAAGCGAGAGCAGATGGTCTTCCAAACATCGCAGGTGTAGCGGGGATAGCAAGTGCGATCACAGATGCAAAGTCAATGATGTCAGCAGCGGGGTCGCCAGTGGAAGACAACTTTTCACAGATGTTCGGGAGTATCGCAGGTGGTGGACAGTTGCTTGCGAAGAATGGGGCAAGCATTATAGATACCATCAGTGCAGAATCTCTTAGCGATCCTACTACAGTATCCAATCTTATTGCAAGCGTAGAGGACATTGGAAATAAATTTTGTATTGCAGAGAGTCTTGATATTGAGGCATACGACGACGCCGGAAAGTATCTAAATAAACTAAGTGTCGGTCAGTATGCGATATCCATGAACCAATCATCAAACTTCAACAAAGTTCTTGGTGATCTTGTAACCAAACCAGACCTAAAAGAAAAGATCCAGAACATTCCCCAACCCGAACTACCAAACATTGGAATGGGTTCAGAATACAAAATACCAGAGATACCCGAACTATGACAATCATCACACCAGTAGACCTCAACGAAGTATCCAACAACGTACAGGGAATCGATATCTTCGGTTCGTGGATGGAACTCGGAATGCTTCTTGCTGCAACATCAATGGGAGCAATAATGGCATGGGGATTTATGAAAAATCTGATGAGCAAACGAAACAACAAAGACAAGACACCTATCCGATCTAACTACATCAATGCACACAACCAAATCACTGAGTCACTGACCGAGTTGAGGCTCAAATCAAATTCAGATCGAGTGAGTGTCCTTCAGTTTCACAATGGCGGAACTCTCTCGTATGGCAGTTCCTTGAAGAAGTGGTCCGTCACACACGAATCCACAGCCCGTGGAATCACCGAGTCCAAGTCCAACCGACAGGACGTACTCGCAACCACCACGCTACCACTTCTTAGCCGGATCCAACTCAAGGACCACTCTCTTGTGATGGTGTCTGATGACATCGAGAGTTACTTCAAGAGATTGATGGATATGAGCGGGACTCTTGCATACACTCTATATCCTATCTACGGACTTCGCAAGATATCTGTTATTGGATGTGTTCTTGTGGAATGGTGTCACTGGGATGGTCTGGAAGAGATGGATGAAGAATCTACACTTGTAGACATTACAACAACAGCAAAAGACGCGGAGGCATTATTGTACCGAGATGGCTAGATACACCGATTTCGATCTGAATATGACTCGGCATCCACTGACAGGGGACGTTGCCCTCCTTGAAGATGTTTCTGCAATTAAAAGGTCTGTAAAGAACATTGTACTAACCAACTACAAAGAACGACCCTTCAACATTCCGTTCGGAGCAAACATCCGAAACCAATTGTTCGAGCCAGCAGAGCCGTTCACTGCAATGACAATCAGGAAGGCTATCATCTTTGCAATCGAAAAATTTGAACCTAGAGTTCGCATTCTCGAAGTCACGGTGTCAGATGATGTCGATAGAAATGAGTTCAAAATCAGCATCTACTTTTCCATTCGACATCTAAATAAGGATGTAGGAATGGACATCCAACTATCAAGGGTACGCTAATGGCTAAAGACTACTTCACAGTAAACAGCATCGATTTCGATTCAATCAAAGACAGTCTCAAAGACCATCTTCGACAAACAGATACCTTCAAAGACTACAACTTTGAGGGATCTGCACTATCGTTGATCATTGACATCCTCGCATATAACACACAGTACCAAGCATTCTACAACAATATGTCTATCAACGAGATGTATCTCGACACAGCAGTCGCAGAGGAATCTATCACCTCCATCTCGAAAATGTTGGGATATACTCCATCGTCTGTCACTGCTGCAATGGCAGAAGTGGACATTACGTTAGAAGGCTATCCAGTGGTGGGTTCGTATCTCCCGGCATACACCGAATTCGTCGCCGCTCAGGGTGGACTACGACATACTTTCTTCACGACTACACCCGTTCAGATCACTTCTTCGGTCGCCCCCCACCTAACAGGTGTCAAAATTTATGAGGGTACTCGTATGTTCTCTCAGTTCTTGTTTGACAACCTCAAAGAAAACAACAAATTTATCGTTCCAGAAAAGAACATAGACATCTCCACCATCAAAGTTCGTGTCCAGAAGGGACCAACTGATGACGAAGGGTACTCGGACTCTTGGAAGAAATCTACATCCCTGATGTCTGTTGGACCAAGTGACAAGATCTACTTCCTCCAGAAGAACAGGAAGGGCAACTACGAAATTTACTTCGGTGATAACGTGCTTGGTGTAAAACCCGGACATGGTTCTGTGGTTTATATCTCATATATGATCACCAAGGGCGTTCTTGCAAATGGCGTAGGATCGGGTGACAAAACAGGAAATCGAGTATTCTCTGGACCAGCAGGTACAGTCTCCGATGTCGCAGTTACTTCAATTGCCCAAGGCGGTTCACCATCCGAAACTATGCACTCTGTAAGAATGAACGCACCCCTCACATATCAAGCACAAAATAGAGCAGTCACTACAACCGATTACAAGGCTCTGGTAATGCAAGAGTTTTCAAGTCTTGAGAGCGTTAGTGTGTATGGGGGTGAGGACGAGGATCCTCCTCAGTATGGTCGAGTTATGATTGCAATCAAACCTTTCAGTGGTACCATCATTACTGATGCAACCAAGAAGTCTATCGAGAGTATGCTCAAGAAATCGAAAGGTGTTGTTGGTGTAATTCCTGTTGTTGTTGATCCCGACTACACCTATGTTAGAATAAACTCTAGTGTTAGATATAGTTCGTTGAACACGGGGTCAAGTTCAGAGGCGCTAAGAATCCTCATCACAAGTCTGATCACAGAGTTCTTAGACAAAAGCCTTGAAAAGTTTGATGTTGATCTGTTCCGATCCAAACTCCAATCACTGATCGATGATACTAGTGATTCGATTCTTGGCAATGACACCAAGATCGTTATGGAGAAGCGGATCAGTCCCAATTTCGCAGCAGCAACTGGCTATTCGACCAACTTCTCCAACCAAATACACAACCCACACGCGGGTCATGTTTCGGTAATTGAAAGCGATCCATTCACCTTCTTCGATAGCACTGGCTCGAAGAAGCGAGGAAAACTCAAAGATGATAGTAGAGGTGTCTTACAGATTATCGATGTAGAAAAAGGAAGCATCCTTGTCGAAAATGCAGGAACCGTAGACTACGAAACAGGTGTGTTGACCATCAGCAGAATTGTCTTGAGTTCGATAGACGGAAACAAATCATACCTTGCTGTACGAGCAACACCAAGAAATGCAGACATATTTGCACCAAGAAACACCATCATCACATACGATGTTCTAGACCCATCTTCGGTTAGTGTAAATATGATTGACACAGATAATGTAGGAAACATCCTAAGCAGCACGGGGAACGAATATACCTGATGCTTCTTCCTCTCCGAATAAATCTGGAAAGTGATCCTCCGATTGTTGTGGATGTGTTGAACGAGGAGCCAATTCCAGGCTACTATACCTCAACGGTTATGCCCTGCCAACTCCCAGAGTTCGTTGGTCTTGAACATCCGCTGTTCGTTGATTTTATGAGAACATATTATGAATGGATGGAGAAGGGGGTTACGCACGGGGGTACGGGAGCAGGGGAGATCCATGTGTCTCATCATCTCCAGTCCTACAAAGACACCGATGAATGCATCGATGTGTTCTTTGATGCAATGCGAAATGAATTTATGGAGTCTATTCCGAAAACCCTATGGAGTGGACTCAACGAGAAGACCCTTCTCAAGAACATCAAGTCGTTCTATACTAGTAAGGGTACTCCACAGAGCATTGAGTTCCTTCTCAGAATTCTCTACAACGAATACGCAGAAGTCTACGAACCCAAAGTGGACATTATCAAAGCGTCGGGTGGTGAGTATAGTATAGGAAACCAAATCCTTGTTTCGCCAAATCACGGAGCATCTATTTACGAATCGGAGGGAACCATTGTACAACAATTCCACCCGGAAACCGGTAAGAGAGAAGCCTCTGCCGGTGTTGATCGGGTCACGCGATTCATTGGACATGGCTACGACTTCTTTGCTCTGAACATAGTCTCACCGTCAGGAAACTTCGACGAAGATCTTCCCCTCTCTATTCCCACCAACACAATAGCAATCTCAGAGACGATTCTCCCTGCAATAGACAGCATCACTGCTATCACCGGGGGTTCATATTATGCAATCGGTGATCTCATTGAGATGGTGTCTAACAGAGGACGCGGTGGTCGTGCATATGTTTCTGGTGTTGACATTGATGGGTCCATCAACTCAATCGAATTTCTTGATCGAGGAATCAACTTCAATACAGACGATACCATCACCTCAACCATCACCACAAAGAACGGAACAGGAGCCGTGTTTGGTGCGACTGGTGGAGCAACGAACCACCCGACCCGAGGGTATTATCTTTCTGACAATGGTCTTCTGTCTAGCACGAACAAGTTGCAGGACAACTACTACTATCAAGACTTTTCTTATGTGATCCGATCAGAACTGCCCCTTACAAATTATCGAGATGCGATCAAGAAATTGGTACATCCTTCGGGATATGCAGTCTTCGGTGATCTCCTTCTGAAAGCAGACATTACAATTCCCTCATCAGTCGAGGGCATCACATTCCAGTTCGAGACTCCACTGATCGGTCACTACACCCCATTCAATTTGTCTACTTGGGAAAATCTCCGTTCCAACAGCAATAGCAGCACAGATCTCTTCCCTTATGGGTTTAGTGGTGATCTTGAATCAACTTACGACGAATCGGGAACAGTCGTTCACTCTCTGGGTGCGAGTGGCGCTCTAGGGGGGACGGGAGGAAATCCCGGTACAACAGGAACGAATGGAACCACTGTTGGAAACAGTCCCTTATACGACCAACTTGTACATACTGCGGGAGATTCTGCAACTGCTGATTATTGGCTAATCTATCCTCACCCAAATACAAGAACCATCGCGGGGACTTCATATGGAGGCGGCGAAACCCACGAAGGATACCCAAAGACAATCCTCTACACACAAAACCCAAACGGAACTTCATTTGAAGTGGGAGACTATGTTTTCCAACTAAGAGGAAAGTACCTCCCCGAAGCCCAAGGTGTTGTGTTGCTTGAAAGTGGTTGGAATACCGGACAAAAGTTGACAGTAGAGCAATATACTGATAGTCCATTCGCGGTAAGTAGTATAGATATGGGTGATGGATCTACATCTGGCTTATTGACACATGGAGGTTCTGGTGGTAATACATGGCAGAACATTCATGTTGTTGATAATCCTAACGAGTCAACCAACACTACTACCGGGGCGACGAGCGATTTCCGAACACTGAATGTACGAAGTTTCACTAGGAAAATAACTGGATAGAAGAACAATGTCTGAAACACTAAATCCAATGAAGACTGTTGTGTGTAACACTATTAGAGACTTGTTCAAAGTTGATTCTGGTCACAGTCTATACCTAGTCCTCTCGCACCCAACACCCGGTCCCACGGGAAACTACGATGCTAGTAGACACTCCGACATCGAGACTTGGAAACATGGTATTGTTGCAAAGAGAATCCTCGACTTGAATGTCCATCTAATGGCTCCCAAGAACGAATGGAAATACGAAACCGTATATGTGAAGTACACGGACAGCATGGACAGCATTGGGGATGCAATAGATACCACCAATCCTTCTGTTTCTAATGGTCATTATGTAACCACTCCCAGCGGAAATGTGTACGTCTGCATCGATAACAACAATAGCGCACCGAGTACTCAAACTCCCATTGGTGCCGGGGTCAATGACATCAAAACCAGTGACGGTTATGTGTGGAAGTACATTATGACCGTTACTGGCGATCTCTTCGACTACACCACAGACGAACTAATTCCGATCCGATCCCTAGAGGTAGACACACAGAACGCAAATCGGTTCTCGGATGGTCGGTCCCTACAATATGAAGTCCAGTACAATGCAGTAGATGGCGCAATTCACCACATTAGCAGATCAACCACCCCAACGGATCAAGGATTTTCTGCCACAACAACTGGTGGGACCGTAAGAATAGGATCTGGACCGGATGTGACAATTGTTAAGGTTTCAGACGATGCAATAAATACAAACAACCCAACTGGATATGAGGTCCGATTTACTTCAGGAAATGCCATTGGTATTGGAAGAAAGATCACGGCATATGATAATACAAACGGAACCAAACAACTGTCTGTGGAATCGGCATTCGGAGTGACACTTGATGTTGGAGATAATTTGGATGTCCTTCCTCTAATTTCCGTTTATGGTGATGGGACTGGGGCAGATGCAGTTTCAATAATGGGAGGTGATGACGAAACTGATGTCGTTGGGGTTTCGATGATTCAACGAGGTTCAGGATACCAATACGCATATGCCACTATCGACACTGGTGTAGTGGGCGATGGCACCAAGCCACTTTTGGACGTAGAGATTTCCCCAAATGGTGGACACGGATCAGATCCATTGATGGCAATTCGACCAAGTAAGATTATGATCTCTGGCATCATCGAAAGAGACTTGACTGTTGTTCCTGCCGACACAGCACAAAAATCCCTCCTGTTCCCCGTAGAAAACGGATATAGCCAATGGAGTCTATTGATGGATCCTATCATTGGAGGAACTGGTTCCTTCGGTGGAAAAATAGCAGGATCTGATGTCGATAGATTTTCGTTGATAACCGTATCCACCATAGACTCTGCATCTGTGTCTTCTCTGAACTATGATGTTGGCGATTTTGTCATGGGGACAGAATCACACGCAGGGGGTGTGGTGACAGACTTCCGCGAATACTCAAACACCGTTGCTTATGTTGACCTCAAGTCTGTGGGTGGAAGTTTCAAATCTTCTGAGATTGTAGTTGCAATGACTGGAGACTTTGCAGGAAATGGCGCACTATCATCTGCGAACAAAGGCAAATCAATTTTTCAGTTTCAAGAAGACAGATATCTCGGAACCAACACAAACAACTACAGTCTGATGACCACCCTTGGGGTCGTGATGGGTGGATCCGACACAATCTCTCCCCCTCAAGCAAGTCTAGATGACATTATTAGTGGAGCATCTGGATCTACAGGAATCTTAGTATTCTCCGATACAACATCAGCAGGAACAACAGCCAATCTCTATGTTACCGGGATTACTGGTGGCACTTGGGGAGAAGAGAATGGATATGCCATCGGAGAAATAGTTACTGTCGGTGGAGGTGTGACAGCGAGTATAAATACCATTGACCCACCCGGTCTTGTTGCTGGTTCTGGTACCATTCTCCATTCAGAGTATACCGAAATGATCACAAGACACCCAGAGCAAACAGAAATGCTAAGAGTCGTTCTAGACTTCTAGAGGAGCAGTAATGGAAACGCGATCACACATCCCACTCCTATTTGACTCACATCCATACTACGATGACTATTCGTTGTCGAGTGGATATCTGAAGTCTCTCTTCAAGCCTGGTTATGCAGTTCAGTCTAGAGAACTCACGCAAGTTCAGTCGATGCTTCAGTCTCAGATTGAGCATTTTGGTTCTCATGTATTCAAGAATGGTTCTATTGTGTTAGGTGGAGAAATTGGTGAGTCTACTGCTCATTACGTTCGAGTCGGTGAAGCCTATGCCCTTAGTAATATATCCGAGTTGGTTGGAAAAGATCTTCTCAAGGTTATTATGGACGATGAAGGCATTGAAATAAGAACTGACAAACTCGGAAAAATCATTCATACCCTCGAATCAACGAAAAATGTTAATGGTACACTAGAAGACAATCAGATCATCATCTATCAACCCCTCTCAGTTTATAACATTGCAACAGATGAAAAACTCCGAGTTTCTGATATTGGTAATAGTGAATTTATACCTGCCTCTGATGGGGTTGGTGATGTGAACGGGACAGATGCCATTCAGATTTCTGTTGCTGAAGGTATTTTCTATGTTAATGGATACTTTGTGTACTCGTCAGCCCAGACTACGATTCCATACAGCACCCGCGACGACGACGGCGTTCGGGTATTCAGTAATCCCACAGCAACCGTTGGTTTCCAAATCGACAAGACGATCATCAATGCAACCCAAGACGAAACTCTGAGAGATCCGGCGGCAGGGTTCTACAACTTCAATGCGCCCGGTTCAGATAGATTCAAAATTAGTCTACTCTTGAAGTTCGAAACATTCACGGCACTGGCTGGTGATGCATCTAATCTTGTGTTCACATCCGATAGTTTCTTGGAATTGGTTCGAATTGTAGATGGAAACACAACCAAGAAGGTTCTTTACTCAGAATATTCTGAGATCGAAGAGGCTCTTGCACGAAGAACATATGATGAGTCTGGTCACTACACAGTAACGACTCCAAAAATTCGAGTTGTGGAACATGGAACAGTATTTGCACCAGCAGACGTTGACAAGTTTGCTGTTGGTATTGAACCACACAAGTCGTATGTTAGTGGATTTGAAATTGATACCCAAAGTACTCTCTTTCTTTCAGCAGACAAGGCAAGAGACATTCATAAGGTAGTCGCTGAACCCTTCGATACCATCCTCGGAAACTACTTTGTCATAGACGAAGTAGATTCATATATTGGTCCGCTTATGGAATGGAATGAGAGGACTGGGACGAGACTTGTAAGAGGTGATAGATATCAAATACAAGATTCTAGCGATTCGGCTCTGGGATACTGTAATGTCCTTGGTCTTCGTATTGTAAACAGCGAATATAGACTATATGTTCATAACATCTCGACACTCCCCGATAAGAATATCACCAATGCTTTCCGACTCTGCCCACTAAATGCCCAAAGTAACCCGATTACCACGCTCCCCCTTGTCATCGAGGCTGTCGGGGGTGCAGTAGGTCCACATAGTCCAAACATAAGATCTCTCCTGTTCCCAACGGCATCCAATGGAACCATTTCTGAAGATGGTATTGCAGGCAATTTAGTAGGAACCAGCCAACTAAGCACCCAAATTCACCGTACATTTAATTCTACTAGTAGCGAGCCGGTGACCGAAGGGGACACGACACACCAATTTCTATCAGACTATACGGTGCCTGATGGTTCGCCTACGGTGAATGCAATCATTATTAGATCCTTGTCCAGTGGTGCGGATGCTAAGATTGATACGACTGCAGGCGTTGAACGTTTGGATGACCACAGAATAAAAGTCACTTTCAACCCTCCAATCACTACTGAAGGATCATATTCCATTTTATATGATGCTGTCTTGAAAAGTACTGATTCGGAACCCGGTGTATCTACTGTAAGAACGAAGACCCGAGAGAATAAAACTGAACTCAATATAACATCCTCAACAACAAAGAACATCAATGGGAAAGAGTATGTCGAATTCAAACTAACAAAAGCAGATATTATAGATATAGAATACGTTCAAGACCATAATAGTAATAATGATGAGATTGATCCTCTGTATATTATTCTTGATAATGGGCAAAGACAACACGCATATAATTCGGGTTTGGTGTATGTTTCTGGTGGTGATGAAGAGGGAGAATTGGTTGATGTGGGCGGCGAATATAAAATCTCCGTGAAATACTACTATTATGATCATGGTGGTTTTGGTCCGGTCACACCCGAAAGTTATCCGGTTGGATTGGGATATGATAACATCCCACCATTCACCGACCCCGACAGCGGAAGATTCTACAGGCTTCAAAACTACATCGACTATCGACCAGTCCAAACATACAGCGGTGGTTGGGAATGGTCATACAGCGATCCGTATCTGTATGGTACTCCCATACATATGGTGGCCGGCAGTGCATTCCTCTCATATAATTCATATTTACCAAGAACAGATACGGTAGTGGTTGATGGTGAAGATAGAAGTCTCAAAATCGTTCGTGGTGTCCCCGGTGTTATAGATGACTCACCAAACATTTCACCAAACGATATGTCTCTATACAACATTGACATTTCCTCATATGTGTTTGATTTGTCTAAGGACATCAAAACCAGATTTGTGAGTAACAACCGATTTACAATGAAGCAAATCGGTCAACTCAAAAACGAAAACGATATTCGATATAGAGCAGACATATATAAATCACTACATTCGTCAGCGTTGTCTCTTGTCAATTCATGGCAACTTAGCGGAGAGACATCTTTCCCAGACCAAAATGCTATCTTGGTAGATGATATGACCGGGCATGGATTTGCTGATGTGATGGACAGAAGTCATAACTGTTCTATGGACTCTGCCATTGGAGCAGCAAGACCTCCTATCACACAAAAGGCACATAATGTAGCACTCACCATTGGGAACCTCAACAAATCTTCTGATGGAATCATCACCTTTGGTCTTTCCGACAATATTCACATCGCTCTAATGCAGACAGAGGGTACGGGGTCTGTGTCTACCAACTCGTTTGGTGAGGTGGATTATCTGGGACATATGAGTCTTACTCCATCATCAGATTTCTACTTCGATAGTTCATCCGCACCATATGTCTATGTCAACTCGTATGGCGAGAATAACGCATATGAAGTCGGACTGTCTGCATTCCAGTCTGGAAGATCCTTTGGGTTTGGGACAATCGAACGAGAATGGGAACATCATTGGTTGGGGGAGAAGTCAGACTTCAGATCCGCGAACGTAGTGGACCCGTTCAGTCGTTCATATTCTAGTCCTATTATCAATCAGAACAATAAATACCCCGATAGAATCCTACGGTCAGTAGGAGAACGTACAGTAGACGAAAGCGTAACTCCGTATATGAGAAGCGTTAATATCGACTTCTCTGCAACTGGAATGATGCCGGGGGCAACTGCATATGCGTTCTTTGATGGTGTTATGGTGGGTGATTCAAATGGCTACGCCGTAGCAGACGAAGAGGCTGTAGATGCTTCCGGCACTGTTTCTGGTTCTATCGAAATTCCCTCGGGAACTTTCGTCTCTGGTGTCAAATCTTTCCGGTTGATCGACAGACCAGACAACGACAATAAACTAGCACTAACCATGGCGGAGTCTAAGTTCTATTCTCAGGGTGTGCTGAACACAACAGACAACCTAATCACTTCATTCAGACCACCTGTTTCACGCAGAAAGTCTGTGAATTCATCTGACATCATAGATTCCAACTATCAATCTCTCCAAGACGACAATTTCTCACCTGTCGTGGGTGGTCTTGAACCTCTTGCTCAGGAATTTGTTGTGGATCCCGGAACATACGCAAACGGAATATTCCTTGAAAGTGTGGATCTTTTCGCCAAGACCGCTGACCCGAACCAACCAATCACTATCCAAATTAGACCTATGGAGTTGGGAAGACCCCACCCATACGCAGTCATTCCTCTATCAACAGTAACCAATACAACTGTTGTTACAAGGTCTGGACCTCCCGGTGATTCTGACGATATCGATATCATGAACACCAACTTCAAATTCTCGTCACCCATATATTTGTCTTCTGGGAAGTACGCAGTTTGTGTGATTAGCAACGGAAACTATGAATTATGGTCTGCTATTGATGGTCAATTTACTCTTACGGAGGCTGGGGTAAAAACTAATACTGAATATAGTGTTGACTCTGGTGATGGTTTGAAGTTGGGTGGAATTTTCAAGCCAATCAGCAATGGTACCAGAGTCAAGGACTCTTCCCATCAACTAACAATGAGAATCAACAAACACCACTTCGACTCCCAACAAGACAGAGATCTTTCTATCACACCAATTGGTTCTACAGAAAATACAAGTGCAATTATCATAACGGGAAATGATCAGCCATTCGATGCTAGTTCAATGAATCCTACCATCAAAATGGGACCGCCTGGAAGTCAAATAAATCTCTCTCTGAACAAAGCAACCAATATTTCTCCTCCAAAAACAATCAGTCCACAAACTTCCATACAAATGACATTTGGTGCTATAACTGATAGAGATCTCTCTCCTGTAATTGACTCTGAAAGATTGGGAATCATCGCAATTCGAGATGAGGTGTCTGCAAAAGTCAATACTCTTCCTGGCGAACTTTTATCGGGATCTGGTTCGTCTACAATCCCTGCTCGATATGTGAGCAAGAGAGTAGACACCACCTCTTCGAACATGAACGATATTGCAGTGTTCTTGAAGGCATACGGAAAAGAAGCGGGTTCTATTGCGGTGTTTGTGAAGGTGGGTGGAGTTGAAGATACCTTCGACAACAATCCATACATCCAACTATATCCCCAAGTTATAACTGGGACTAGATCTGGTACAGGAGTAACGGTGGCGAATGCATTCAATGAATACTGCTTCCGGCCGGAGGCTATTACAACTCTAGGTAACTATGATACATACAGTGTGAAGGTCGTGATGATGGCTGACCAAACGCAAGATTCTCACAACGAGATGCCATATGTCAAGGATTTGAGGGCAGTTCCTCTAAGTACTACTACGATATGATAGAAGAAGGAACTAAATAAGATATGGTTACACCCCCATTCAACGATCCTCTAAGTTCTCTGCGTCTAGCAGATACCTTCTACACTTGGTATAGAAGGACCAACGATCTTGTCACCAAACTTAATCCCTTACAAATATATGGGATTACGGCGGGTAGTGGGGGAATTGAGATCACGACCAACACGGATGGAATAGCAACCATCTCGTCATCCATTCCTTATACCATCGAAGGCGACCACGACTTTACCGGTGGGATCACGTTCTCTGGAAGTCCCATCACGTTCAATGCCACCTCCGGGAGACAATTCATCTCATATCACGGCAATGCCGACCACAATTATCTGGGTGGTGTTGATGTTATGTTTGAGAGTGGAAGTTCCGTTACCTTCAAAGCGCAGTGTGATGTATTATTCAAAGAAAACGCGCGCGTAATCTTCAATTCACATGCTTATTTCAGTGGTGGTGCCACGTTCGATTGCCCAGCAGAATTCTCTAAACCCGTCACGTTCACCGACTATGTTCAATTCGAACAAAGCACTCCCGGAGTCTCTTTTGGCACTCCCGTATGGCTCTGGGGTACGACAAAGGTCGAGAATTCGCATACAATTATCAGGGTAGATGAGTTTGAAATAGAGAATACCCCTGTCACACTGAAGAACACCAGTTCCATTGATTGTTCTGCTCCTGCCAAGTTCACCAACGATCTGACCATCGGTGGAATAGTCCGTGACTCCTTGAATGAAATCTCCGACGGCGAAGGCCGTGCGTTGATATCTACGGAAGACTACAGGCTGAAGTGGGGAAATCCAATCGGGATAGGGAATGTCGATGGGGATCGGGTGGCAAGTAAAATAGTCACATTCTCTCCAAGAGAATGGGTATCGGGTGAGCGAATAAGTAGTTTGGTGTTCACCGGTACGGTTGACACCGTCATCAACGACCCCAATTCCAATTCGGTTTATCAGATAATCACAGTAACCCCCGATGGCGATAATTTTCCAAACGACAAGGCAGCCTTTCCAGAGGGCAACCTAGTAGGTCTTCGAGTAACTAACACCACTGAAGGTGACGATTTCTACGGGTTCGTCGAGGCTGATACTGGGGACGACGATGATGCTAATAGTGAAATTTCATTTCTTATTGATAACGTAACCGATGACGAATTAGGAGGCCCACGGTTCGTGAGTGGTGATAGATACACCATAGAAGGTGTGGGGTCGCACACGCCGACGATCTACGGGCAAACGGCTGACTTCTCCGATTCCAATGAAACTGGATATTCTGATTGGGGAAATGGTGCAATACCAAATGACGCTACTCACCTCATTCTCTCAAGTTGGATGAATATTCGACGTGTGGGCGCCGTGTCGTTCCTTTACTTGCCGGGGGAAACCACAAACCCAGAGGCAGCGCATATTCTTCATAGGCACAATAACGACGTTGGGGAAGACTGCGGTTCAATGAGTGAAGTTATGGTACCCCTCACCAGTAGCAGAAAGGGTATAATTTGGAGAGATCGCAACGTCCATGTGCAACATGGACATGTCCATGTGAAGGGTTATGTTGCTCCTGCAAATGCTGCTGTTCAAGACACAGCAAGCCGATTCAACGTCCGAAACTACCATTTTGAACGCAGCGACGTGTTGGGACCGCATGAAAATGGATGGACTTCTGATCAGGGACAACTGATAGGATATAATCCGTATCGGACGTCCGATGGACCAACGAAACACATGTCGGTTGAGATTAAAACTCCAATTGCTCTACGTTCCACAAATGCAATGGTTTCTGTTGCAGGTTCCATCGAATCCAGTTCGTTTCTTAGACACGAATGGGAATTCTGGGTTGATGATATCATAGACAACGAAGTTGTTCCTACGGACTTCACAACAGGGGACCCACTAAGCAAAATTGTATTCACCGGACCTGATCCTGATGCTGGCAATGGGGACCCAGTTGGAGGAATTACATATGACAACTACGAATCTTTCGCGGTCGATCTTCCAATCATCGACGTTCCAAACACAGGCAATATATATCTGCACTGCAACTGCACTCTACTAAGTGTTGTTGATGGGGCCCCACCGGCCGGAATCGAGCGACTCCAGAATTGCTGGGGTTCCTCATACACATGGTATGGTGGTGGGCTTGGTGGGGTAAATAACATTGCACAAGAAGTTGTGATACTTCCGGGGGATGAGAGGATTTCATTCGCTGATGGCGCACTTCAGAAGGACACCTCCTTTCCGGGTACACATTTTGGTTCGGCGGCCGGCGTCATCCAGAATGTGGTTTCCGATTTTAATTTCCCAGTAGATACCACACACATCAACATAACTGCACAATTGCAAGACGACGGCCAGCAAAATTCGATTGTAACTGCCTATGCAGGAGACAATAACACCGCTCCCGGAACCATCATAAGCACGCCGGATGGTGGTGACGATGAGATCCTCACGATGTGGGTTCCTGTTGGTATTAACGGCGATATCCTTATTTCTTCTATCGATGCCCTCAACGGCCTTCCGTCGACGCTGGATTGGTGCAAAATTGGTGTCAATGGTTACATGGTCAATGCCGGCTCCCGGAGTAGCGCCGTGGCGGATAGAACAGTGACCCTAGACAAGATGTGGAACCTTGCCACTCAGTCTGGTATTACCTCGGATTGGGTTGGTGGTCTAACCTTTGGTGGATTACACAGAGTGTCTGATCACACCGATGATTTCCCAGATCAAATAAAACCTCTCTTTGGTGCTTTCTATGATGGGAACACCAATTATGCAGCGACAGTCGGATACTTCAATCCGTACCCCCAAAACTTGGAGTCGCCGTATCAACTCTATGGCGAGCAACTTTCTGGCTACGGCGGAACCGGTAGTGAATGTGGACTAGGAGATAGCAACCTGTTCAGATTAGAGGTGAATGTATATGATGATCTTGGCTTGGATCGATCATCCCAGACAATCACCCATGTGAACCTCCTTTCTTATCAGGATGACACCCTTGGGATTTATCACTCGTTACCGACGATGATGTGTCCCGGAAAGTGGAGTGCGGATAACAGAAAAAAGTCTAAGATCGTCAACGAAGTAACTGGACAGAACTTGAATGAAGCCATCTCAGGCACCGTCGATATCGGCGAAAGTATGTCGAGGGGTTCCTTCCCGGTAGATGAAAACGGCGATTTCACCGTATGGTACCCTGATATCAGCATCGCTCTGCCGCGATCCGACGCTGGACCCTGCACTTACAACTCACTCACCCAAGGCTATCACCTAAATAACGCGCATATGCGAGCGTGGGTTGTCGTCGAAGGATATGTAGAAGAAGCCCGCGTGGCTATGGCGAATACTAATAT